TATCCAAACTAGCTGCTTCTCACGAACAAAGAATATCCAAAGTTCTTTTTGATCTTGAAGAAGATATTATTGCTCAATTACAAAGAGCCACAGATGGAGTGCCGCTTACTACCCAATTAGCTATTCAGCTAAGACCAAACCTAAAAACATTAATAGAACAGAATTACCTTAAAGAAGGTACAAAGATTATCTCAGAATATGATGAGGTAGTTAAATCCTTTATGGACTTTACTAGGACTGTTCCTGATAACTTAGTTTCACCTAAATTTAAAACCCTAACCAAACCTGATCTAGTTTTAATCAATCAATTAAAACAGTTATCCTTTAGTGGGTTTGAAGATGTAGCCAATAGATTTCTTGATACGATTGCTACAGAGATATATTCATCCGCAGTCACAGGGAAACCATTTGCTCAAGTAGTAGAGAATATCAGAGCATCTGTGAATGGTGTCTATAGACGTAGTAATGAAGCTGCAGTCAATAGATTAGTTAGCATTGTAGAAGAAAATAGATACTCAGATGATCCTATAGCTAAAAAGAAATACTTAGACGCAAGAAAAATACTTCATAGTAAATATGCTTCTGATATCAGAGGTGAGAATATGCGGAAGTACGCATCACAAATAGCACATGACAGTATTATGCAGTTTGATGGGCAGTTCACTAAATACAAAGGTCAAGAAGCAGGAATAAATACATACAAATATACTGGCACAAATATCACGACCACTAGACAATTCTGTAGAGCCAACCTTAATGAAATAAAATCAGAGGAAGAATGGAGAGATGTATTTACTGGCAACTGGAGAGGTAAATCAGGATCAGATCCTTTTGTGAACAGAGGTGGGTATAGATGCCGCCATAGTTTAATCCCCTATGATCCTGCATGGGATGCAGACGAAGAAGTGAAGAAAGAAATAAACAAAGTTAAAGATAAAACTAACATAACAAAATCATCATATAAAAAACCAATAAAAAAAGAGAATATTAATGTTGTGAGTGCAGGTATAATTCAAACTGAATTAGCAAAAAGAATAGTTAAAAATGCTAATGATAAAAAGTACCCTAGATTTGATGATGGGGAGGGATATCCAATCAGATTCTATAATAGTTTAGGTAAAGATGGGGAAGTTAGTCTTTTTGGATTAAATGATAAAGCCGCTTCATATGTTGCATCAGTCATGGATGAAATAGATGAATTGTGTGATGCTTTAAAAATACCAAAAATAAGAGGTATTGCTATGACTAATGATGCTATTGCTATGATGGGTGATGGTATACTATATCTAAATCCAAAATATTTTAATGACTTCATAGGAACGACTACTAAAAGAGTATCTAATTATAAACTAGGCACATATAAAATAACAAGTAGGAGAAAAGTATTAGGTCAAGATGTACCTCATAATGCTTTTGAATATTTTGAGGATGAATTAGATAAAATTAGAAATACGATTTATCATGAACTCGGACACCATGTATCTCAATATCTTAACGCAAATTTAGAAAATTATAAAAAATTAGGAATGAAATATTACATGACTTACAGGAATGGATATAAGAGAGTAAGAGGTAAAATATATTCTACAAGATACATGTTAAAAGAAACGGAGGAATGGAACGCAGAAAACTTCAGTCTTTATCACATGAATAGAAAAGACTTAGTTGATCCAAAATGGATAAAATATTATGAGGAGCAAATAAAATGAGCAAATATTTAGATGAAAGTTATGACATTATAGAAAAAGATAATTTAACAGTAATTGATTATTCTAGGATGAAAGAACTAAGAAAATTAATACCCCAAGAAGATGAAGTTGAGTTTTTAGGTAATTATGAAACTTTTTATTCCAGACTACCTGAGATAGCTGAGAAAACAGGTGGGTACAATTTCCTTGAAGAAGAAGATAAATAAATATATCTCTTAAATAAATAACTAACAAAGGAGTTATAATTATGTCTGACGAGAATAAAACGGAACAGGTGGAACAATCAACTACTGAAACAGTAGAAGCTAAACAGGAACAACCAGTAGAACAACCTAAACCAAGTCAATTTGATATTGATAAGGTCGTTAAAGACAGACTTTACAGACAAGAGAAACAATTATTAGAATCTTTAGGTGTTAATGACATAACTGAAGCTAAAGCAGCTATTGAAGAACGCAAAAAGGTTGAAGAAGAAAAGCAGCTAGAGCGAGGTAAGTTTGATGAGGTAATGAAGAAGAAAACCTTAGAGTATAATGAGAAACTATCCAAGTTAGAGCAAGAACTCAAAAGCGAGAGAGTTGATAAGCAATTAATCAATGCTGCTTCTAAACATAGAGCGATTTCACCTGATCAAATCAAAGAGTTAATGAAAAGCCAAGTGCAACTAAATCAAGAAGGCAAAGTAGAAGTGCTTGATAATTCTGGAACTCCTAGATATAACAAAGAAGGCGACTTGCTGACTGTTGATGAGGCAGTGCAAGAGTTTTTAACGCAGAACGCACACTTTCAAAGCGCAACTCCTGCAGGGAGCGGAAGTGTTAGTAATGTGGGAAAGTCAACTACTCAAAAGACTTTAAATGTTGCGGACTTAGACATGAGTAATCCTGAAGATCGCAGAATGTATGCGGAATATCGCAAACAGAGAGATTCAGTCACTCAAATTAAACTAAACAAATAACTAAAGGAGTTATAACATGGCAAACGAAAGTACCAGTTCAACGTTAAGTGAACTATATACAGAAATCGTTGCTGAAGCTGAGTTCGTAATTCAAGAGCAATCTATTATGAAGAACTTAGTAAAGAACTACACTATCGCAGGTGGCGGTAAGTCTGTGGAAGTTCCGATTTATTCAGCAATAGCAGCAGCAGCAGTAGCGGAAGCAACTGATCTGTCAAATACTGCAGTTAATCCGTCATCAGTGACAATTACTGCATCAGAAGTAGGTGTAATGACTACACTTACTGATCTAGCAAGAAACTCAGCACCAAGAAATGTTGCTGCAGATATTGGTAGATTATTTGGTGAAGGTATCGCCAAGAAAATGGATGAGGATCTAATCGCATTATTTGATGGTTTCTCAACCACACTTGGTGATGGAACTGGAGCAATAGCTGCTTCATCTATCTTCAATGCAGCATCAACACTAAGAGCAGCAGGATTACCTGTTAATGAGTGTTATGCAGTATTACACCCTAAGATTGCTTATGACTTAAAAGCAAACTTAACAAACACATTTGCAAATCCAAATGCAGGTGATTTACAGAACGAAGCACTACGCTCTGGTTTTGTAGGTCAAATTGCAGGTATTAGCGTATTTGAAACTTCAAATATGGCTAACACTGGTACTGCAGGTGATTACAAAGGTGCGATATTCCATAAGGATGCTTTAGCACTAGCCATGATGCAGGACATCAAGATTGAAACTCAAAGAGATGCTTCTCTAAGAGCAGACGAGATTGTTGCTACTGCCGTTTATGGTGTAGGCGAATTGCATGATTCTTATGGTGTAGAATTACACTTTGATTCATCAATCCAGTAGTATATGCTTGTGGGTGGGGTTTATCCCCACCTGCTAAGGAGATTTTATGACTAAATTAGTTAAATTAAAAAAAGGCGATAAAATAATCACAAGAACAAAATTTGATTGGGAAAAAAATTTAATCCATTGGAAATTAAGAGGGTTTGATCTAGTAGATAATAAACCTGCTGAAGATAAACCAAAGAAAACTAGGAAGAAGAAAGAAGATTAATGGCAACCACAGAATTTTCAGTAGCAATAACAGATATTAAAAATTATGTTCCAGATATAGAGGAATATGGATTACTGGATAGCAATAATGATTTTGATGCACCCTTACAACAAGCTGAGAATGATGTTATTAGACAGATTAGAGAAGAATGGTGGGAAAGATACCGCCATACAGTTAGATACAAAGATATTACTAAAGTCACTACACTAGAATTAGATAGTTCTAAATTAACAAATGCACAATGGACTAGAAGTGTAGTTTATAAAGCACTAGCAGAATATATTTATCCTATCTTGACTAAATGGAAAGATCCGCAGGGTGGAGATGGGCAAGATGCTTTTCAAGTACAAATGGCACATTACAGAACAAAATATTCAGAGGAGTTCCAAGCCGTATTGCGTGATGGCGTAGAATATGATGAAGATGGAGATGCTTCTGTATCAGCAAGTGAAAAAGAGCCTATTCATCATTTAAGACTAGTTAGATAATGGTCGCATCCATTACTGCTAAAGACAACTCTATTGCAGTTAAAAAAGAACTGCTCAAAGTTTCCCAAAGAGTACCGAAGGCTATTAAGAAAGCCTTAGCTAATGCAGCAGCATTTGAGATTGGTGCTATCAAGAAAAGAACTCAATCCAGAGGTATAGATTACAGAGGTAAAGCATTTGCTCCCTATTCACCTAAATATAAAAGAGCCGCAGTTAAACAATCAGGAGTAGTTGATCTTACAGATACTGGGCAAATGTTTAGTTCTTTAACTAGCAAAATATCAGCTAGTAAAGGTGAATTATTCTTTAGGCAAGGATTTGCTAATAGAAAAGCATTTTTCCATGATGAAGCAGGAGCAGGGAGAAAGAAAGTTAAAAGAGAGTTCTTTAGTATTTCTAAAGATGAAGAAGTAAAGATTGAAAAGATATTCTTTTCTGTGTTAGAAAAGGAGTTGAAATTATGAGTTTACGAGAAGATATAGCAGCTAATATTATTACTACCCTAGATGCGGTCACATCCCCTATTGAATTAAAGAAGATTACCAGAGAGCCAATTAATCCGCAGGAAGATTTAGCTGATCCTCAATTCCCTGCTATTTATGTCACTACTGGAGATGAAACAAGAGAAGATTTTGCATTAGGAGATTATGCAGCAGGTAAAAGATCAGGAACTATTGATTATGTTCTTGTAGGTTATGTCAAAGGCACAGATACAAACCTAGATACAAAACGCAATCAACTTATAGAAGTTATTGAAGAAACTCTTGACACAGACAGAACTAGAGGCGGTAATGCCAAAGAAACAAAAATAGTAGAGATATCATCTGATGAAGGCACATTATATCCTTTGGGTGGAATAAGAATTGTGGTAAGGGTATTCTATGAATTTGTTAGAGGTACATCATAATGGCTAAACGAATTAAACTAGTTATGCCAAGTGGAAATGACATCATTGAGATTTGGGATAATGAGATAGACAAATTTCTAGCTAAAGGATATAAACTTGAGCAAGAAAAAAAATCTACTAGATCATCTAAGAAAAAAGATGTAGAAGTAGATGAACAACAACAAACAAATGAAGGAGTAAGCGAATGGCAACCCATGTCGGAACAAGCGGAGTAGTCAAAGTAGGAACAGATACAGTTGCGGAAGTGACTGGTTTTACTATTGATGAAACTAGCGATACAGTTGAAGATACAAGCCTTACAGATACATCTAAGACGTATAAAACATTGAGAAGTGATGCCACAGGTACTATTGAATGTCACTGGGATGAAACAGATAGTTCAGGTCAAGGTGCATTAACAGTAGGTGCATCAGTGACTTTAAACTTATACCCTGAAGGTGCAGATTCAGCAGATACATATTACACTGGAACTGCTTTAGTGACTGGCGTATCTCAGAACGTATCTTTAGACGGAGTTATTGCTAGAACAATAACAGTGCAATTCTCAGGCGGCGTAAGCACAACAACTGTATAATTTATAAATGCCAAAAAAGGATTACCTTGAAGGTGCTATCTCACACTTTAAACACCAAGAGATAAAAATTATAGAAGTTGAAGAATGGAACTTAACTGGCGAAGATGCCATTTATGTTAAACCATTCACGCTGCTTGAAAAATCTGAAATATTCAAAGGATCAAACGATAATGATCTCACAGTATTAATAGATGTTATTGTCAAGAAGGCAGAAACAAAAGATGGTGAGAGAATGTTTGATCTAGAGAGTAAAATTAAAATGAAGAAGTTTGTTGATCCTGATATTCTAGGCAGGGTAGCAAGTCAAATCATGGGTACATTACCATCTGGTGACAGTTTAAAAAAAAAATAGAAACTGACACAGAACTTAGATTCCATTTCTTTTTAGCAGAAAAACTACATAAAACTATTGGCGAACTCATGCAGATGCCAGTAGAAGAATTTGATATGTGGGCTGCATATTATAATCTCAAACACGAAGAAGAACAAAAAGCATTGAATAAACAAAAGATGCAAGGTAAAAGAAGATAATGACTAAAAAACTCAATATTGACATTATCGCAAAAGACAAAACGAAAAGAGCCTTAACAGGAGTACAAAATAGGCTCAACTCAGTAAAATCATCAGTATTTAGTTTAAAAGGTGCATTGGTAGGTATTGGTGCAGGTGCAGTCATTAAATCATTTGTTGATGTAGGTAGAGAGATTGAAACCCTACAAGTTAGATTTAAGTTCTTATTCGGATCGGTAGATGAAGGTGCGTTAGCCTTTGATAATCTGACAAAATTTGCAGGTAAAGTACCATTCTCATTAGAAGCTATTACAAGAGCATCAGGTAATTTAGCGGTTGTAGCTGAAGATGCTAATGATCTTAACAGAATATTAGAGATTACTGGTAATGTAGCAGCAGTCACAGGATTAGATTTTGAAACTACTGCTTCACAGATCCAAAGAGCATTTTCAGGCGGTATAGCTGCTGCTGATATCTTTAGGGAAAAAGGTATTAGATCATTATTAGGTTTTAAAGAAGGTGCAAAAGTCACTGCAGAAGAAACAGTAGAGGCATTTGAAAGAGCGTTTAGTGGTAATGGTAGATTTGCAAAAGCAACTGATGATTTAGCACAGACATTAGAAGGTACTATCTCAATGATTGGAGATAAGTATTTTAATTTTCAAAAAGATGTAGCAGAGGGATTTTTCAATGAACTTAAAAAAGAGTTTGGTGATCTTAATACATTTTTAGCAGATAATGAGAAACAAATTGAAGATATAGCTGAAGCTATTGGTGAAAATTTTGCGTCTGCAATTACAAAAACATCACAAGCATTAAAAGATGTAGCACCTGCATTTAAACAAGTCGCTACTACATCAGGACAATTAATAGACGGATTTAATAGTTTACCATCAGAAGTTAAAACTGCAGGTATCATAGCAACATTATTATTTGGTAAAAAAGGTTTTGCAGTAGCCGCAGCACTTTCATTAATAGTAGATAAAATAACCGATATAGCAGATGTGGCTCAAGATTTATCTATAGTTGATCCTAATGATTTGACTAATGTTGATGTTATTCAAGATAAATTAAAATTAGTAAATGAAGAACTAAAAAAAGCAGAACAAGCTAAAGTAGTTCCTTTGACTATGACTTTAACTGGTGGAGTTGAAATTGATTTAGGAGAAGTATTAGATGTAGATGCTCAAAGTGAATATAATAAATTAATAGAAAAAAGAAATGCACTACTTAGGATTTTAAACAATCTTAATTTTGAAGCCTCAGATCTGTATAGCAATATTAATATTCAAATTAAAGAACAAGAGCAAAACACTAAAGACCTTAATAAAGAATTAGAAAAGGGTGCATTAAAATCAGCTACTGCAGATGCAAGAGATCGTTTAGCATTAGATAAATCTCAAAACAAAGTTCTTGAAGAAAGACTTAAAAGAGAAGAAGAAATTAAAAAACTTTATGAGGCTACATCTATAGGTATTGAAAGATTGCAAGAGGTCTATGATCCATATTTAGCATTACAAAGAGAAGAACAAGAAAATTTAAAAATGATAGAGGATGCTCAAAAACTAGGTATTGCTACGGCAGAAGAAGCGGAAAGACTTAAAACAGAAACTCTAGCAAAAGGTATAAAAGACAGAAAAGCATTAAGAGATCAAGAAGTTAATGAACAATTAAGAATATTCAAATCTGGTAAATTCCAAGAATTAAAGTTTAATGAACTATCAGAAGAAGCAAAAAAAGATTTTACTATTAAAGCAGGTAAAGAAGTATTAGGAGCATTAGCAAGAAACAACAAAAAAGCATTTGAATTAAATAAAGCCTTAGCAACCGCAGAAGCTATTGTTAATACCGCTCAAGGTGTCACAAAAGCATTATCAACTGCTAATTACATTCAAGCATTTTTAATTGGTGCTATGGGTGCAGTACAAATTGCAAGTATTCAATCACAACAATATCAAGGTAGGGCTATGGGTGGTAGAGTACAAGCAGGATCAAGTTATATGGTAGGAGAAGGTGGTAAGCCTGAGATGTTTGTACCTGATCAATCAGGAACTATTATACCTAATTCTCAATTAGCTAGACAAACAACAGTTAATGTCAATGTATATGCTAATGATACAGAAGGATTTGATGATTTATTAGTTAAACGTAGAAGTACGATTGTTAATGTGATAAATGATGCACTTAACAGTCAAGGGAAGGAAGCATTGATTTAATGAGTGGCACATATCCAACATCACCAACATTCAGGGCATTAGGATTTAGTTCCGAGCAAAAAACAATCACATCTACTACTGATAGCGGTAAAATGTTTAGTGTTCAAGTAGATGGTCAAAGATGGAAGTTCTAAGCTTCATATGCACCCATGGGAAGAACTAAATTTGCTCCTGTTTATGCATTTATAATTAAGCAAAGAAGTCAAAAAGAAACATTTCAAATAGTTCCACCTGTTATTTCTAGTGCTAGAGGACATGAAGTAAATAATGTTGCAGTTAATGGATCACATACCGCAGGTGATACAACCATAGCAGTAGACGGACACCATAATAATTCAGCAGGTGCATTTTTGGCAGGTGATTTAATTAAATTTGGTAGCCATAGCAAAGTCTATATGATTGTTGAAGATGTAAACCCATCAGGGAACGCATCTACTCTAACAATAGAGCCACCATTACGAGAGAACTTAGCTGATGATGCCACAATAACTTATGATAATGTTCCGTTTACAGTAAGGCTAACTAATGATATTCAGCAATTTAATACTGACGATATAGATTTATATAAATTTGAAGTTGATTTTATAGAGGCATTGTAATGGCTAGAGGATTATCTAGCGACCTACTAACAGAAATAAATTCTGGTAGTATTAAACCTGTTGCATTAGTAGAGATAGGTTTCCCCACAGTTCAAAGACTAACCAATCATTATAAAGATTTAGTTCATGATTCTAATACCTATTCAGCAGGTGGGCACTTATTAAAGATTTCAGCAAAGGCAGAAAATTCACAAATCAATGTTGCTAATTTTAGTATTCAATTATCAGCAGTAGATAGTGCGTTTGTTTCTATTGTCTTGGGTAATGTAGTATCAAATGATGAAGTCACTATTGATATTGGTTTTATAAATAGCTCTGAAGCGTTAATAGATACATTCAATTATGATAAAGGATATATCAACAATTATTCTATTGATACAAAACAAGGCGTACTAACTTTAAACTGTACTTCTCACTTTGGTGACTTTAGTAGAACGGCAGGAAGAAAGACAAACGAAGGTAGCCAACAAAGATTTTATTCTACTGATAAAGGTTTTGAATTTAGTGCCTTAACAATACAAGATTTAAAATGGGGTAGACAATAATGGGTTTCTTTGATGACTTTTTTGATTTTGTAGGTGATTTAGTTCAAGATGTTATCTCTTGGATTATTCCTATTCCAGAAATCCCAGATATACCCCAACAAGAACAAGCAAAAGGCACATTAGTTAATAAGCAATCTAATAATGCACAAATCCCTGTTATCTATGGTGAGCGATTAGTAGGTGGTACAAGAGTATTTTTAGAGACATCAGGAACAGATAATCAATATCTTTATGGTGCAATAGTATTAGGTGAAGGTGAGATTAACGCTATTACTGAAATTAAAGTTGATGATGAGGTAGTGACATTTAGTGGATCATTTGCTGATGGAACTCAAATAACATCAACAGGAGATAGATTTGGAACTACAATAACTATTCAACCTTTCTATGGTACTACAGGACAATCAGCTTCTAGTTTATTAACGACATTATCATCATGGGGAAGTAATCATAAATTATCTGGATTATGTTATATTGCGTTTCGTATAACTTGGGATGCTGACAAGTTTACAAGTATTCCTAAAATCCAAGCAAAAGTTCAAGGTAAAAAGGTTGTAAGTTATAATTCAAGTTTAGTTGCTCAAACTGCATCTTATTCAACAAATCCTGCATGGTGTTTATTAGATTATCTAACAGATACTACTTATGGAAAAGGAATTAGTGTATCAGATATAGATTTACAAAGTTTCTATAATGCTAGTCAAACTGCTATCACGCAAGTGACACCTTATTCTGGCGGTGCTGATATTAATTTATTTGATTGTAATTCAGTCTTAGATACTAACCAAAAGATTATAGATAATGTTCGTTTTTTATTAAGAGGTATGAGGGGTTTCTTACCTTATACACAAGGTAAATATAAATTAATCTTAGAAGCAACAGGAAGTGCTAGTTTAAATTTAAACAAAGATAATATCATAGGTGGCATTAAGTTATCTAGTGAAAAGAAAAATGAGAAATACAACCGCATCAATATTAACTATATCAATCCAGAAAAGAATTATGAAGTAGACACAGTAGTTTATCCAGAAACAGATTCAGCACATCAAACATTAAAAACTGAAGATGGAGGTTTTTTACAAGAGTTTCAATTAGATTTACAAATGATTACTAATCCTTATCAGGCATTAGAGTTTGGTAAGGTCGTTTTAAATAGAAGCAGAAATCAATTAGGTTTAACATTAACTGCCAATTATTCAGCTATGGATTTAGCCATAGGTGATATTGTATCTGTCACTGATGATATTTTAGGAATGAGTGCCAAACCTTTTAGAGTTGTATCTATGGCTATTAACTTAAATTACACAGTACAATTATCTTTAATAGAGCATCAAGACAGTTGGTATACTTGGGAAGAAAATACCGAACAACCTGTAATTCCAGACAGTACACTACCAAACCCTTTCACAGTACAACCCCCTACTTCAATTACCTTATCAGATGAACTGATAGAATATGCCGAAGGTATTACCATTACCAGATTAAATATAGATATTACATCAAGCACTGATAGTTTTGTCCGTCAATACTTAGTAGAAGCAAAACTAGATACAGAAACAAATTTTAAAGTTGTTGGTCAAGGTGATGATTTGAATTATGAATTACTGAATGTTATTGATGACCGAACTTATAATGTTCGTGTCAAAGCAATCAACAGTTTAGGTGTATCAAGTGATTTTATTACTGCTGATAGAAAAATTGTAGGTGCTACAGAGCCTCCAACAGATGTTAAAAACTTTTCTGTAAATATGCTTGGTAGTTCTCAAATGCAATTAAATTGGGATGCTAATATTGATTTAGATATATCTTTCTATGAGATTAGATATCAGAATGTCACCTCAAATGCACAATGGAATAAATCAGTAAATTGGCTACAAGTTCCTAGAACATCTGGTACATCAATTACTACTAATATAAGAAGTGGTGCATTTTTAATAAAAGCAGTAGATAAACTTGGAAACGAAAGTAATAATGAAACCATAATATTCTCTAATATTGCAGAAATTACAGAGGGTTTTAAAAATATTCAAACACTTACAGAAGATATTACCGCAGGTACATTTGATGCTGATGTAGCTTTGACAGATAGCAGTAGTACTAC